GTTTAAAAGAAGCACAAGAAGAGTTTTTGACCGATGTGCAAGAACTGCGAGAAGAGGACGATTCAAACTTAGAAGAAGTACTAGCGGTCATTGCTGGTATATCCATTGTTGATTATTGGATGCAAGATCTCGGTATGCAAAAAGCGGTCAACAGGCTTATGGCAAGCTTTGATACGCTGCTAGACGATGCCGTATTCTTTGGTGCCGTCACCGAGTCTCAGTTAATATCTTTGCGCGATGTACAGCAGTCAGCTATGGTAAGATTTACAGAAGACATTGGTAGTAAAGTTAGGCTGTCCCTTGTCCAGGGTGTATTGCAAAACCAAAATAGAGATCAGATAAGAAGAGCGCTTTTACAGGACCTGGATGTCAGGCCATATCAGGTTGAGACAATCATAGAGACATCTATGGCAACGTACTCAAGATCACTCACTCTTTTGCAGCTGCAAGATAGCCCCGACCAAAAGCTAATATATACAGGCCCTTTAGATTCTAAAACAAGGCCCGTTTGTATAAGGATGTTAAAAGAGCCATCGTTGACGCAAGAACAGATAGAAGCAAAATATCCAGGGGCTTTGCGTGACGGGGGTGGATTTAACTGCCGGCATGAGTGGCAGCCACTGTCACCCAATACTAGTAATAAAGATACAAGGCAAAAGGCAAAAGTTGCATATCAAGGCATGATGGATAAAGCAAAGAAAAAAGGCAGATCCTTCAAAGTGCCTAAGACATTGCAGCAATATTATGAGTCAAAATAATGTTTAATTTTGAAAAAGCATTCAAACTAACAAAGCCATTTTTTAAGGCTGTAGGGCAAAATGCTCTAAAAAAGCATAAAGCCCAAATATTTGATGATGGTTTGAATCAGGATGGCAAGCCGTTTGCAGAGTACTCTACATCCTATAAAGCATTTCGTAGGAGAAAAGGCAAAACAACAAAACCAAACTTGACCCTATCTGGTAAACTTAAAAATTCATTTAGACATGTAAAAGCATTTGACGATGGGTTTGAATATGGTATCAACAATCCAGAGATGGCAGAAAGATATGAGTTTCAAAACATAAATAAGAAAAGACGCAAGGATGGTAAGTTTGCCAGAAGATTTGTAAGCACAAAAAAACAACCAATGACCCCGCAAGTACAGGAGATGATTATGGAGCAAACTCAAAAGCAGTTAGCACGGCAGATAGCAAAAGAGGTACGAAGCAAGGGCTTTGGTGTAATCATTTACAAAAATTAAAAAAAGGACGATCATGGAACAAGATGCAAAAGTCGAGCAGACCGCTCAACCCTTAGAACAGGGCGAAGTTCAAGAAAACAACGACACCAACGCAGATGTCGGAAGTTTAATCGCAGATGCGAAAAGATACAGAAAGCGTAGTCAAGAAGCAGAAGCCAAGCTAAATGAATTGCAAGCTAAGCTAAATGAGCAAGAAGAAGAACGAATGCAGAAAAACTCAGAGTGGCAAGAGCTTGCTGCAAAGTATAAATCAGAACGAGATGAATACAAAGTTATGGCGGATGAAGGCGCAAAGATTAAAGAATCTGTTAGAAGCAGCCTTTTAGAGCAGCTTGACGATGAGGACCGTGAATTTGCAATAGACTTATCAACTGAGAAGTTGCAAAAGTTTGTGAATAGATCGGTAAAACCAAAAGTAAACACAAATGAATCTTTTTCTACTCCTATGCCTGACAAAAGGGTCAATCCATTTAAGGATATGACCGCTGATGAAAGAAAAAGGAATTGGAAGAAGGTTCTACAATCTTACGTTAAATAGATAGCGTAGAAGGGAAATATCATGGCATTAAGTGAAAATTTCTCTGGTGCTTCGGTTACTACTAGTACTGCCGCTAAATAAAATTGGCGGCATAAAATCGCGGAATTAAGCGGGAAGGCTAAGTCGTTAGATAAGCTAATCCGAACCGAAGGTGTAAGCCAGGGGCAGAGCATAGATTTTGAAATAATAGATCCAAGAGGCCGCGACAACGAGAGTTGAAAAGATATGCCGAACTTTAGGGAAACCTAAAGAAGTAAAGGATAAAAAGCCTTTACGGTAACAGCTGTAAGTCTAACAATAATAGGACTTACAATGAATTTTATTCCTGAGATCTGGACTGATGGTGTAAAGAATTACTTAGAACGTGCTTTAATCTTTGAGCAAGTTGTTGATTCTTCGCTAAATGGTCTAGTTAAGGGTAGAGGTGATGTGTTCAAAGGGACGTTTTTATAGGTAACTATAATCATTATTATTGGGGAAAAAATCTGGGAACCTAAGTCGTAAGATAAGGCAATCAGAGGTGAAGGCGTAAGCCAGCCGCAGAGACTAGAAAGTGAAATAATCTTTCCACGAGGCCCCGACAACCTACTGGGTTGAAGAGATAGTCCGACACTCCATAGAAATGTGGAGAGAATAGATAAAGAGCTATTCGCTGTAAATCTAATTATTGTTAAATTTACAGTCAGTGCCACATCCCTAAGTTAGCAGAAGCTAGTGATGCAGCCAAGTCAGCAGAGACACTTGTAACATACTCAGCAAACACTCATGGAGAAGCTCAATTAACCGTTGGTGAACATCGCTACGTTGCTTCATTGGTTGAAGACGTAGCCGTAACCCAGGCCATACCAGGGCTGTTAGAGAAGGAAGTCTCTAGGCACGCGTATGCTCTCCAGAAGACATATGATGCATTCATTGAGTCTAAAGTAGAAGCAGCTACCACAAACGGTACTTCATTGGCAGCTGACAACGTCATTACCGCAGCTGAATTGCGCGCGGGAATGAAGACTTTGATGGAAGCAGACGTTCCAATTCAGGAATGTAACTTAGTCGTAAGTCCAGCATTGTACACTGCTCTATTGTCGATTAGCGATTTTGTGGACAGTTCCAAGCTAGGACAGGCTTCACCAACATACAATGGGCAATTTGGATTATTGTATGGCATGAACGTGATATCTTCGAATGTCATGGGGGCTGCTACAGGAACCGGAACAGAGGTAAAAGACTTGCCGTCTGCGTAAGTGATTATGCAGATTATAATTGCGGAATTAAACGGGAAAGCTAAGTTGAAAAATAAGCCAACCCGAACCGAAGGCTATAGAGACTATAGTCAGGGGCAGAGCATAGCTGATGAAAAGATATAATTCAGCCACGAGTCCGCAACATCTCTTTAGAGATGAAAAGGTATGCCGATACTCAGACGAAAGTTTGAGATCCAAGATAAAAAGC